TTAAAAATCTTTTAATTAAATGCATTTCATCATTACATTTAATGTATTTGACTTTATCATCAGTAGATTCAAATTCACCACAACCAAATGTAATACGATTCTTTGTAGTATTATCCATAATGGATATCAAAAGAATTTCTTCATTTGCAGTTTTAACGTTTGGAAATCCGTTTTCTGTTGCAGTTTCAATATCAATAGTAACAATCTTAATTAGCTTAGGATCGAATTCAATTTCATTTGGATATTCTTCTGAAATATATTGATATTCATATTGAGTCAAGCCATAAATACCAAATCCTTCAACATTTTCATATTGTTCCATAAAATCTTTGCAATCACGCATTGACCCTGGATTAATAGGATATACAGTTTTACCACTCAAAGTTTTATACTTTGATTCAATATTTGAATATTTTTTTCCATCTACAAATAGTGTAGGTTTAAAATCATCTTTGCGAAGAAATGCTCGTCCATGATTATATCCACGGACGAGCATTTTGTTTCCATACCTAATAACATTAGTATACATCTTATCCAATCAAAATTTTAACTTACCATATAATAACATATTTTTGAATTAAGTTGAAATAAATTTATGCAACCATCCATTGATCTTCACCTTCTAGAACAATCACCTCATTCCCATCGTGTTCTTCAATTCTAAAGCGAGTTCCAACTGGAATCCATTTGATTTCTAAGTCATTTGCTCCACCAAAGTAGTAATTATCATTAGTATATTTCTCACGACAATAATCAATAATCTTTGATGTCCATTCATTTTCTTCATTCCAAAATGAATTAAGATTTTCTACGTCTTCTGGTGGCAAAAGCCTTGCTCGTGATTCAACCATTTCTACAATGATAGGATCATATAAAAGTTCTTCATTATGATTCCAGGTAAACCAACCAGAACCCCAACCAGGAGAATACAATACTGCAACCTTACCATCACGAATTACGCGTTCCATATTTTCACCTTAAAACTTTAGATTATACTTAACAACAGCGGCCTTATCAGTAAAACCCGATGATTGTTGATTAATTAAACTTACGGTTAGATTTGAAGCATCAGTTAATCGATTTGTATATTTAAGTTCAGTATTTACTGGAGCAAATGTACTTAGATTATATGAACGATTTTGCACAATTGGTGTTCCATTATCTGTTACACCTACACTAGCATTTACATTAAAGTTACCAGATGTGACTGCCATTGGTTGATATACTGAAAATGATACTGAATCAAAATCAGACATAATCTTTGACTTAGCTACACCCAAACCCCAAGTTACTGTTTTTACATCTGAAACTGATAGAATATTTGAATTATTTCCAGTACTATACCCAATCCCATAATTAGCAGCAAATGTATAATCATTTAGATTATATGCAGTTGAAATACCATATGTTGATGTTGCAGTATTACCAAAAATATTTCCAGTGCTACCAAGTGCACCAGATTCATTTAGTTGAGCATAGCTAAATACTGTATTTAGATTATCCATCTTATATGCAATTTCTGTCATGATAGCATTTGATTGTGCATTTGGAACATTTGATGCTGCAGTTGTTACATATCCAATCTTAAAGTTAGCACCATTAAGATTATACGAATAACCCATATAAGAATGATTTGGGATCAAATTTGAAACGTATGAATTTGATGTAACTTCAGATAGCATTGGCATATTTAGTCCAAAAAACTGATTAGATGTTCCACCAAAACCCATTGCATAAGTTGAGTTATCATTACTTTGAATTAGTGATGCAGCAAGAATATTTGTTGATTTTGTTTCAGCATTATATGAAGACACAGAATTAAACTTAATATTACCTACACTGAATCCATTTGAATCAATGATATCATTTGATGAGAACATCTTTTGTGTATATGTTGATCGATATGAATGGAAACTATTTGATAGATTTACATTATAATTTCGGCCATAATCATCAAATGCTGATACTTTAATTTGTTGTGTACTAAGGCTATTCATTAGTGCTGGACTAACTGCAGTAGAAATACTTGCAACTTTAACTGATGATGGAGAAGATGATGTTCCAGTTACAACCTTAAGATCACCAATTGGTTGTAATGCCTTAGCAAGGTTAACCATACCGCGGCCATATACTTCATCTGTGCCCGGTGCGCCTAGATCAGTTGCAGTCTTAAATAGAATATCTGCGGTTTGATTAGCAGTTAAATACTTCCAATTACTCATCACTGATGCAGCTGCACCTGAAACAAATGGTGCAGCAAATGAAGTGCCTGTACCAAAACAATATCCAGTTGTACAAGTAGTAATTACATTATTACCAGGTGCAACTAGATAAAAATTCTTTTGTGCACCTGCCTTATTTGACCATGACATAATTGTGTTATTTGAATCAACTGCACCAACAACAATTACTTGGCCATTTGCCCAAGTTTGATTTGCAAATGACGCAACAGCAGAAGGATTAGTTAATCCATTATTTCCTGCAGCAATAACAACTAATGCATTTGAATTTACTGCTTGACGAACATATGTATCAGGAGCAGTTGTTCCAACAGATTCTAATGATAAATTAATAATCCGTGCGCCGTTTTGAAGTGCATAATTAACACCATCAAAAATATTTTGATTTGTAGCAAGACCCGAAGGAGAAAATACCTTAACTGGAATAATTGTTACATCTGGAGCAACTCCAGAAATACCAACACCATCCATAGCTGCACCAATAATACCAACAACCTTTGTGCCGTGAAGTAACTTATCAGTAACATCACTACTTTTAGTTGTTACGTCATATGGAGCATAAATCCTACCAGTAAGTTGCTTAGTAAAATCAGTAAGACCAGTGTCAATAACACCAACACGGATACCAGAGCCGGTAGCATTTAGTGTATAAGCTGATTGTACACCAATTGAATATGCTGATACAGAGAATGATTTTTCAACTGCTGAGGTAGTTCCTGCAGCATATGCCGAAGTAGAAAATGCGGCAGTAATAGCAATAAAAAGTTTATTGAGCTTCATTATAATATTCCTTAATAATAGTCACAAAAGTTTCAAACTTCTTTTCATTTAGTTTAATACTAGCAATACACTTATTCAAGCTGCACCTTCACTAACAGTTTTATCTTTAACTCCCAGAAATTTTCGGATAAGCTTAAAATTAATCATTTCTGGTACACCATTAAATGGATATTCAATAATGAATGGACACCCACCCTTACCCCAACCATTATTAATTAGATATTCACGGTATAGTTCAATATCAATTTCGCTATTAACATCAAACAAACGCTTGTTACGACGGGAGAGTTCAAAGGTTTTAGTAGTCATAATTTAGTATAGTTTAGGTATGTTCAATTACTTTAATGCCAGAAATATTAATGATATGCTGACACACGGGACAAGGCTTAGCTAGCGCTGGTTGACCATCGCGAGTTAGCCGGGTTACTACAATTTTATAAGCTTTTGACCAATCTTTGAGACGAACTAGTGCATCAACTTCAGCATGAAGATAAATTTTTTGATGCAGCCCAACTTGCTTAGCAAATTTTGCTTGAAGTGGATGAGTTTTATGATAACTATTTTTACCAGCACTAATCAATCTACCTTTGCGGTCATAAATTAATGCGGTAATATTTTGCTTTTGTGCACTCATGCTATATTAAATCACTTGTTTCAAAATATTGAATTTATATGATAATAATACCACAATACACAATTAATGTACACTAATAAATTGTACCTTTTTCAACAATAAACTCAATAAAATTTGATGCTGATAGTTCATCAATAAAACATCTAATAACAACTTCTCCAGACGTAATGTGTTTAGCTACTATTAGAATTTGTTGAAATTGGATCATCGATGTTTTGATGTGCCAATCTCCACGCCTAATAGTATGGAAAGTTATTAACATTTTTGAGTTTTTTGTTTTCATAATATTATATATTCATCAATATGATTCAGTGGGGCCGAAGCCCCACATTTTTTTATTCAGTTAGAAGTTGTGGTTGTTCAAACGTCAACTCTCCACTGATTTCCACCTTCCTTGGCTTCTTATGATCAGGAATAATATTTTCCAAACCTACACGAAGAATTCCATCCTTAAATTCTGCGCCACGAACTTCAATAGTGTCAAGAACACGAATTGTCTTAGTAAAAGATCGTGTACCGATTCCCTTATGAAGGTACGTTACGGTTTCTTCTGAAGTTATTTTATTACCAGTAATAATCAATTGATTATCTTCAATAGTAATATCAATATCTTCTTTTGAGAATCCAGCAACAGCTAATTCAACTACATACTTATTATCATCAAGCTTGATGATATTATGTGGTGGGAATGATTGTGATACTGGTTGTTCTAGAGTTCTTTCAAGATGACGAAAGATTTCGTCAAACCCTAGTGTTGTTGGATATAGATTTCCAAATGAAATGCGTCCTACTTGTGTCATACTTTTCTCCTTTTAAGCAAGAAATTAATGTCTCCCTTTCGGCAAGACAAATAAATTATACCAACACCATGTTGGTATAATTATTTATATTACTTTACTAATACTGACTTAACTTTTTCTACTAAATCTTTAGCCCAAACTGGTTGTGGTAAATTCCAACCAACTAATGCACCAACTATAAACCAAAAAATTGCATCAAACATAATTATTCTCCTAAGTTAGTGTGGTACTTTTTTCTGTTGCCAAGAAAAAGTACCAAAACTCCGTATTCTTACTGTTTAAGCAGCAAGAGCCAAGGTGTAATTGCTATCATTTGCATTTACTAGTTTTGCTTCATTTACGTCGATCGCCTGACGGGCTGTCCATATCTGTACTCATTGCCCTGTCGAAACCTTGACATCCCCCCCTGTTTTGGAGATGGCGGGAATCGAACCCGCGTCCAGAACACCTTTCCTTCTACTTCATACAGCAATACTAATATTTATCTTATTGAACAGCTTGAGTTTTCTTCTTCTTTAAACTCTTTTTTGTAATTTGCTCATAAAGCTTCTTTTGCAATTCCTTATTGCCTTCACGAATTGCAATATAAAGATTTTTAATTAGTTCTTTAACTTTCATTTTAATATGCCTTTAAAGTAATGTCAAGAAGTTGTTTTATCTTCTTCTTTAATTTCTTGATTATTTAAGTATTGTAATTGGCATAAACCACAAACAAAATCGTTTTGCATAATACGATTCTTTACTTCTTCTTCAGAAGTGTATTCTGAAGTTTTAATATTTCTACAAATACATACAATCATATTTAAAAGAGCCGAGTATTACCTCGGCTCTAATAGATATTACTTTTGCTTATTTACAAAAGAATACATCTTTTCTGCTGTTTCTAGGACTTTTTCTAAGCCTGGAAATTCTGGCATGCCAACTGTTGATACAATTTGATTAGTTGTTTCATCGCGCTTTGCACTCATTTCCCAACCTGAGAACTTAAATTGAAATTCTTGGGTGAGAAGGTCCTTTGCCATGTCAAGAATATCAGTACGAATTTCGTAACCATTCTTGTTAAACTTAACTTCTGGCATCTTTGGTAGTTCTAGTGACATAATAATTCTCCGTATGTTAGTGTGTAAAAGAAACAGGTGTTGGTGGCGGCAATACTGTATATTGCTTTAATACCAACTCTTCTTTCATAATAAGTGGAGGAGATACCTTAACTACTGAAGTAGTAGTTGGAGTATTTTTTTCTCCTGACGCTAAAGCAATAAAAACTATTGGTATAATTAAAAACATAGTACTTCTCCGTGTGTGTAATAAGAACTTACTATACTATCAAATGTACTAAATAATGTAAACTTATTTATACCAAGATTTAATTTTTATCGGCTTGATATGCTTCTAATGTTCGCTTAAACTTACCAGCATGAGACCGTTCAGCCTTGGCTAGAGTTTCAAACCAATCGGCAATTTCATCAAAACCTTCATCTCGTGCAGTCTTTGCCATGCCTGGATACATATCTGTATATTCATGCGTTTCACCTTCAATAGCAGAATGCAAAGCTTCTTCTACTGAATTAACCGGTTCCCCAGTGCCAGGATCACCAGCACCGCCCTTTAGCAAATATTCCATATGACCATGTGCATGGCCAGTTTCGCCTTCTGCTGTATTACGAAACACCGAGGCTACTTCAGGTGCGCCTTCAATATCAGCCATATTTGCAAAATAGAGATAACGGCGATTGGCCATTGATTCACCGGCAAAAGCTTCTTTCAAGCATTCTGCTGTTTTTGTACCTTTTAGATTCATTTTATATCCTCATTTCAAAAGAAAGCCAAGACGTACTTTCGCAGAGGTCTTGGGCATATCTATTATACTAATTCTTAACGTGCAGCGATGTAAGCGGTAACTTCAAAACCGAAACGCATATCTTGTGCAATTGGCTTAGTCCACATATTAATCTCCTAAATGATATTGGGAAGATTCCCATAACTACTTATCAATAAAAGATTATAATTTGTTTAATTAAAAGTATTAAACAAAGGTAGTATGTGTATTATACTAAATTATTCTGCAGACGGTTCGGCTTCAGCTGCTGTAGCATTTTGTGCCGCAATTTGTTGCTCGCCTTGTTGCTTAATCTTTGCAATTAAGCTAGCAATTTCATCAAATGGATGTTTGCCTAGGCTACGTAGAATGGTGTTAACTTCATCAAGTGTCAATTCAATATTCAAATTCATAACAACTCCTAATATAAAATTATTTTTTACGATTTTGACCAATATTATACTTTGGGATAAGTTCCCATTCCATCTTCTCCTTATAGGAGACAATCTTAATTTGAGAAAGCATTGAAGATGGATCCGATGAAATTGGAGAAATAATCTTCAATAAATCCCAATCTTGAAGTAAAACTGCAATTGCATTTCTACGTTCAATATCTGATTGAGTAATATCACTTTCTTTACCGTCTAAAGCAAATAGTTCTTTAAAATGAACTATAAAATACCGACCTTGTTTATGTAAAATATGGCAAGATTGGTATAATTTTTTATCCTTGCGTGAAGCAATACCAATACGAGTTAATGTCTCGCGAACCTTTAGAAAATTATCAGGTTCAGGTAAAGAAACTTCAAGCATTGATGCAGGAGTCCAGTCATAGTAAATTGGTTCAATCGTCATTCTTTCCACCTTTAGTAAATCTTTTTCTAATTATTGAAAGCTGCTCAGCATTTAATATGCGCAACGCGTCCAAAGCTTTTGCATAATTGTATTTATACATTTGCATAATTAGAAAAAGATCTTCAGTGGAAGTTTCTTTTTTATTCCATTTACTAAAACGCTTCTTTTTAGGTATAGAGTTTAATAAAAAATCAAATTGCATATCTACATCTAATTGATTAAATTTATTCATCTCATTAGAGTAGAAAATTGTATCTGGAAAATACGACAAGCCACGATTTACAATAAATGCATTATAATCCTTTTTTGCTTGAGGGTCAGCAAATAAGTCAACCTTAGTATCATTAATTGCATTAATAAACTCAAAAACTTTCATTTAAAGTTAGTCCTGGTTGCACTTTCATGTTCAGCTAAAACTACATAATCTGGATAATATTTTTGCAAATATTCTGCAATTTCTTCTTTTGATTTACCTTGAGCAATAAACTTATCAGTTTTTGTATCATAAAGATAAAATGTATCTTCTATCTTTTCAATTTTAACTTGAATAGTTTTTTCATCAATACCAGCAATAGACTGAGCCATACCTTCTAGCTTTTTAAGCTCATCTAAAATAGCTCGCTTTTGGACAAATGCACCCCACTTGAAACCTATTACTAGGAAAATAAATGCAACAGTAATAGTAATCATAAAAACTTACATTCCTTCATAATTTCAGTAAAGCATGCCATAACATTTATTTCTTGATCAGCAACAAATGCTGCTCGATGTTGATACTCAGCAAGAATCAAAACTAAAGCTGGAATCGTAGGCTTTTCCAAAACTTCATTTGCTGAATCATATAAAGTTCTAAATAAGAATGTAGAATCAATATCTGAGTTTTTACTAACCCACTTTCTAACTTCAGTAAAATTCTTTTCTTTAAATGATTTGATTAATTCTTTAAATGATTCATTTGCTAGATTAACAAGTACACCAGTATCAATTCTTCCAGATACAGAATATCGTTGTAGTTCATTAAGAACACGCCTAAAATCTGGGAAATGAATCTCAATAAGTTTTGCTACTGCCTTAGGATCAAATTCTACATTTTCAATCTTAAGGATTTCAGTAACTCTTTTAAAAAGATCTGCTGCTACTTTTTGCTTACTAGAACCTTCAATTTTAAAATCAATTACTGAACAACGACTATGGAGTGGTTCAATAATACGATTTTTAAAATTACATGTAAAAATAAACCTACAATTATTAGAAAATTCTTCAATAAATGACCGAAGGGCAGGCTGAATGGTTTGAGCATTCATAAATTCCGCTTCATCGATAATTACTACCTTTTTTGCATCGGTAAGAGAAACAGTTGAAGCAAAGCTTTTAATACTAGTTCTCAATACATCAATAGAACGACCTTCATCAGATCCATTAATGAATAGATATTCTGCTCCAATTTCATTACACAATGCTTTTGCTATAGTAGTCTTACCAACACCAGCAGAACCAGAAAGTAGCAAGTTTGGCAATTCAGCCTGTGCTGCAATCGATTTAAAAGTTTCCTTTAAAGAAGGCGACAAAATACAATCATTAATTACTCTGGGTCGATATCGCTCAACCCAAAGAAATTCTGTAGGATCACTTTCAATCATAATATATTTTTAACTTAAAAGGAGAATGTTGATGTAGCTTCAATACCAAAACAATAAGTTACATCTTGATTTGAAAATCGACAAATCTTTTTTGCTGCAACTTCTACAGTATAATCTCCTGGAAGGAACTTAAACTTTGTTGCAGAAAGAATAATCTTAAATTCCTTATCAGTAGTACCAACCTTAGCCGAATAACGATTAGCTGTTGCATTTTTAGTATCACCAACTTCTACTGAAATTTCTTCACCATCACCAATTACACAAATATCATTTGTCTTAAGAATTGCTGATACCTTACGAAGAGTATTAAGTTGTGCAGCAGTCAAATTAAAACTAATATCTGGTTCTGGAAACTTTACTTCTCGATCAGAATAATCTAGAATTGCCTTATTTGCCTTAAAGTACTTAATGCTTGTATCACCTTCAGAAATAGTTACATACTTATCTGAAAATTCTAGATTTGGGGTTTCAAATAAGCTCATCATGCTTAGAAATTCTGAAAGGTCATAAATACCAAAACCATCTTCGCCAACTACAAATGTTTCAGATACAGTTGTGTTTGCAAAAAATGTAGTTGACTTAGCAGAATCAACAGTACTTAGCACTGAACCATTTCGAATTAGAATATTCTGATTAATTTCAGAATAGTTCTTTAGCTTATTAAGCGTTTCTTTTGACAGTTGCATGTTTACTCCCTTTTACATTAAGTAAATTACTATACACTATTACTTTGTTTTTGTACAATTTTCTTGTTGAAGATCTTCTAAAAACATTAGACAACAAATCGCATGTGCAATATGTGAATATCCAGTTTCAGGATCTAAAACTTCACCTTTATGGAATTCCCATAAATGGCGCATTGCTGCATTGAAATAACGTTCATTTGCATTTGGTACTAGTTTCCAATTTCCTACTTCATATTTTTGTGCACCAAATTGCAATACGCGAATAGTTTCTTCTATTGCTAAGGGTGGTAGAAGATTGAATTGTAACTTTCCCGCATCAAATTTACGACCAGCAACACAAGTTTCGAGTTGAGATTGTTCAACTTCTTGTTTTGAATTTTGACGTTTTACCATTTTAATTCCTATAATTCAAGAATGCTATTATATCTTAAATTAATATTCTTGTAAAATTAGAATGGAATATCATCTTTTTCAAGGGTTGATGGATCATGAATCATATTAGTTTCTAGTGGTTGTTCAGTTGGATCAGAGATCTTTTCAAACAAATCAATAAATGCAGTCTTAGTTGCACGATCAAACCGATTGCAACAAAGTTCAATTGCCTTATTACGATTCTTAAAGATTGAATATGCCTTAATGACATGGATCATTCGACGAGTAGTGATATTTTCATCAACACCACCATCTTCAAATGTACGACGAATTGCATCAGCCCATTTAACTAAAAGCTCTGCAAATGGTTCATCAACACATCCATACTGTTCCATTAGTTTTGAAATAATCTTAAGCTCTGTATTAGAGCTTGGATATTCTTGTTCAAAGGTTACTGCAAAACGCTCAAGGAATGCTTCATTAAGTAGATTTGTGCCAATATAACGGCCATCATCAGAGCCTTTACCCTTAGTATTTGCTGTGGCAATAATATTGAATCCTTTTGCAGGATGAATAATTTCATTATTAAGCTTAAAGTAATACGGTTTGCCTTCAAGGATAGGTTGTAGGCAAAGTAGACTATTTGAAGAACCAGCATCAATTTCATCAAGTAGCAATGGGCAACCAAGTTTCATTGCAAGAATGACTGGCCCATATACAATCTTGACATTGCCATCTTCAAGCGTCTTTGAGCCGATGAGTTGATCTTCATCACTCATAGCATTAAGGTTTACCCGAATCATGGGCTTCTTATTCTTTGCACAAATTTGTTCAACCATTGTTGACTTACCATTACCAGTAGGACCAGTAATATAAATTGGGTAAAACAAATCAGTCTTAATAATTTGTTGAACATCATTATAATTGCCAAACGGCACAAAGCAAGAATCAACAGCAGGAATTAGGGATTCGCGATTAGTTACGTCCATTGCAACTTTCAGTTCATTTTGCGTTTTTGGTTCATGGTCAGCAACTCCACCTTTAATAGCATACATACCACGACCAACAGATTTAGTAAGCATTAGAGCTGGCCACTTAGTTGTATTAGTTTCTTCCATGACTTGGAGAAGTTGTTTACGCGTGACAATACCATTTGCCTTGACATCGGGAAACTTTGCATAAACTGCATTCATAAAATCATTCATTTGTGCTACTTTCATAATATATAATTTCCTCAAGTGTATTACAGTAAATACATTATATACTTATCATTAATTAAAGTACATATGTTAGGCAATAAAATCAATCATATTATTTAATAAAACGCGTGACGTCTTATTTGTATTCATAATCTTAGTCATTTGTTTTGCAAGTGAAGAAGCTGATGCATTTCCATCTAGTGATGAAAAGTTTTGATTTTCAACTTCTTTCTTTTTAGCAATTAGAAAAAACTTACTAAATCCAGGTGTTACAAGCGCAGCAAAACTTTCTTTACGCATTGATGGGCGAAGATGATCAGCAACACGCTGCACTGCTACAGGATTTAATTCAATATGGCTTTGAATACTATCTCTCATATTATACATTGACGTTCCAGTAACATGAAACCCAATCATAGTTACACCTTGTTCATCAGTAATAATTTGAGCCAAGCAATTTGTTAAAGAACAGCTTTTAACAGTATTAAATTGATAGTTTTTCTTTGTGTGTTCACTTACAATGAAGTGCTTATGTTGAATAACTTTTTCTATTGAATATACTTTTGTTTTAAAATCTGTATAATGTACATCATTTGAATGACCGTCAGTTAAAGTAACAACAGTAATCTTTTCAACATTATTCTTAGCTTTAAACTTTGGCAAGTATTCACGAAGATATGCCATTGCTTGATTCAGAGGTGTAGAGTTAAGACTATACTTATTCATAACATAATTCTTCATCAGTGCAGTATGCATTTGATTTGTTTCAGACAAAGACATCTTATGATTATAAAGTTCTAACAAATGCATATTTGATTTAGTAGCATCAAGCTTGTTTTTATCATTCTTATGAATTTGTTTTTTATCTTGCTGTGCAAGAAGATCTTGAGCTTCATTAATTGGTAGCTTATCTGTAAATGCAAGAACTTGAAATGGAATTTGTACCTTTCTGCAAAACAATACAAGATTAATCATCTGTTCAATAGTTTGTCCCAAATGTTCATTCATTGAACCAGACCAATCAAGGAGAAGAACCATACCATGGTTCTTCTCAGTTTTTGTAATTGAAATTCGTTTAAACAAATCATCCTTCATTTTATATGCATACAACTTCCGCATATCAAGTTGACCAGTTTTTGCTTGGCTAGTACGGCGATAAGCAGTTGCAGCTTTACGCATTTCAAATTCTTTTGCAAGAAAGTTTACTGTACTATTATTCTCAGATAAGAATCGATCTAGTTTAAATTCAATATCATTATGAATATTAATAGTCTCCATAATGTTTTCTGGAGTAGTTACATTATTTAGAATAGTCTTATAATCAATAATTGGATTATAGTCAAACTTTTCAATCATATAATAGTTATAGACGGTTGAAGTGTCAGCGAGTTCTTCAATCTTCTTTGTAAAAGTTGATTCAGTCTCTGATTCTAGATCAAATTCATCATTTGCAGAGTCAAAACTATCATCTTCATCATAATTATCATTTACATCACTAAAGTCTTGATTTTCATCAAGATCTTCTTCATCTTCATCATAATTATCATCTACATCACTAAAGTCTTGATTTTCATCAAGATCTTCTTCATCGTCGCCAAAACTAATATCATCATTAGTATCATCAGTTTCTTTAGTGTCTTGATTATTTTGCTGCTGTTGTTGTTCTTCTTTTGCTTGAGTAGCAGAAAATTCATAAATTGCTGCAGCAAGTTCAATTACATCTTCAATTGTTTCAGTGCGTTGAGCTTGGTCAATGAAGACTTTTTCTTCTGGAGTAAATTTAACTCCACAGGCAAAACCAGCTTTAAAGTATAGATTAATCCGATCAATTAAAAGAAGAGTATTAAGATTACGACCAGTAACACCAAAGAAATCCCGATCATTTAGTTCTTTATAGCCTTGTGTAAAAGCTTTACGAAGACCAGGATACCGAAGCTTCATTAACCGCTCAATTCGTACATCTTCCAAGACATTCATGTAACCATGAGCACCGCGGAAATTCAAGCGGCGATCTTTAATTGGAATTTTCCGATCAATTGCATGAATATAGTCTTCAGTTGTATATAGGGCATGGCCAACTTCATGGCCTACTAGCATTTCTTCAATTGCTGGGGTCATATTCTTCCATTGCGGAAGAACTAATACTCGATCTTTAAGATTAAAGAATGCAGTAGATACTGCAGCTTGCTCAACTCGAAGATTTTCATTAGCAAGTAACTTTGCAATAAGTTCAGTTGTGTTTTGCATATTCTCAATTCCTCATCTATAGAGTCATTGTATAACAAATGCAAATTAATGTACATCACTTATGTACAAATAGTTGAAAAATCGTTTCTCTTTTCAAATTTAATTGTATGTTCAAATCTTTCCATAACAGAATCTCCTCGATGAGAGATGATAAACACATTAGACTTTTCATCAAAGTCATTCATAATACTTAGGAAATAATCAATACCTGATGCATCAAGAGCAGAATCAAGTACTTCATCTAAAAGAAGTAGATTAGTATTAACTGAGTTCTTCATCTTAGCAATTGTTCGCCAAGCAAGAAGCAAAGCAATATCAATACGCTTCTTTTCACCTTCTGAGAAATTTGCATATGTAAACTCATCGCGATGACGTGACTTAATTACTTCATTAAAGGATTCATCAAGCTCAAAATGTACAAAGAAATCCATTGCTGCTAGATACTTATTAATAAGCTTATTCATAACTGGCAAATATTCTTTAATAATTGCAGTCTTAATTCCAGTATCTTTAAGTAAAAAGTATGCGGAATCTTGTAAGCTCTTTTCTTCAAGAAGTTCATTGCGACGCTTAACAAGCTCAATAGCCTCATTGGCCATGGCTTTTAGCTTTGCTTTTTCATCTCTAATATCACCATGATTTTGATTTGCAGCTTCAATTTCTTGTGTAAGCTCAGAGTTCTTACGTGTAAGAAGATTAATTGTATTGTTTAATGCAAAAATACTAGCATTCAATTCTGTAATTTGGTCATTACACTTATTGATTTCATCTAGCTTATCATAAAACTTTTGTAAAACTACTTGTAATTCGTTATGGTGCTTTTGGTTTTGATTAACTTCTTCTTCTAATGACGCAATAGCACCTGCGCGGTGTTGTTCTTGAATTGTTTGTGTACAAGAAGGACATACATCATTCTTACTAAAGAATGCAATATTATGCTTACATGCTTCGATCTTTGAATTATACTTAGTTTGAAGTTCCTTTCCCTTTTCAATATCAGTTCTTACGTTAAGTTCTTTCTTTGAATGAGCTGATAGATTTTCTACTTTTTGCTGAAAAGTAGAAATTTGGGTTAAGGCATTACTAATTTCTAAAGTATTTTCATCAATTTTAGTTTTAAGATTATTGACAATATCTTTTTTATTTGTTTCAAGAGTTTGAATCAATGACTTTTGGCCATCAACTTTTGCTTTTGTTACTGCAAGGGTAGAATCTATTAGAGCAAGTTCAGCTTTTGTTTCTGCTATCTTTTCCTTTAGAATTGTATTCATAGAAGAAAAGACTCGAATATCGAGAATATCCTCAATAACTTCTCGCCGCTGACCAGGAATAAGCTGCATAAATGGCACAAACGATGCTGAACCAAGAATAACAACTTGTGTAAATGTTTTATAGTTTAAACGAAGGATTTGTTGCTCTAATACCTTTTGATAATCCTTAAGTGCAGCATCTTTATTAACTAATTCACCATCACAAATAATTTCAAAGATACCTGGCTTAATACCTCGGCTTACTTTATATTGTTTTCCAGCAGCAGAAAATTCAACCTCAACATAACAATTCTTGTTATTAATTGAATTGATCAAATTGGGCTTATTAATGTTTCTAAAAGGTTTTCCAAATAACCCAAAAGTTAAAGCATCTAGAACTGTACTTTTGCCACACCCATTTTTACCAATAATAAGTGTAGCTGGATTTTGATCTAAACGAATTGAATTTGGAACATTCCCAGTTGATAGGAAGTTACGCCAAGATACAGAATGGAATGTAATCATTAATCAGTAATATTTAAGGCTTCAACGTAAAGTGTAGTCATATAGTGTTTAATCTTATCTTTATCTTGATTAGTTTCTACACTATCGATATAATGTGATAGTACTGATACGGTATCCTCGAGATTGATTTGATCTGAAACTTCTCCTTCATTGAAGGCAGCAAGATCTTCAACAATCTTAATGTCATAACAACCTTTTTGATAAAGCTTATTAATAAAGTTATCAAACTTATAGAAATCAGTCTTATTTGTTACAACAACCTTAACATAACAATCTTTAAGATCTAGTGCATCTAGATCTGGCAATATAGATTGATCATTATACTCTATACGATGAAATATTGTAAAATTATTTTTAATAAATGTTAATTCTCGGGTTTCAGTATCAAAAATATGAAAGCCTTTAGGATCATTATAGTCTTGCCATGTCATTTCAGCAGGAGTACCAACATAGGTAATATTACCTTTTTGTGACCGTGTATGGTAATGACCAGACCAAACTTGTTCATATTTACTAAACATATCCATACTCAGGCCTTCATGTGATTCCATGCCCTTATACATTGCAAAACCTGCGATTTCCCAATGACCTAAACAAATATCTGATTTACTTTTTGCAATAAAGTTCATGATTTCAGTTTGGTTTTCTTCACATACCCAAGGAATAATGTCAAATGATGTACCATCAACTGTAATGGTCTTTGGTTGACTTATAACATTAATATTTGCATATTCTGCTAAAAGTAATTCTGAAGCATTGACTTCAAGGCTTTCACGCCAATAAATATCATGATTGCCAACAAGAGTATATAAATGAATGTTATTTTCTTCAAGAGGTCCAAAGAAATAACGCTTTGATTCAGCTAATGAATAGAAATTGATTGATTTACGTTTATCAAACAGATCTCCTAATTGGAATACGATATTAATACCATGTTCTTCTAGATAGGGGAAGAAGATCTGTGTATAAAACTTTGCAAAATAATCATGAAAAATCTTTGCATCACCACGAACACCAAGATGCACATCTCCAAGAATTGCGATTTTCATATTATTCCTCTAGAAATTCATCTAATTGGAATTCCTTCTGTTGTTTCTTTTTCTTTTTCTTTTGTATGTTTGATTCATATTCTTCTACAAAATCTTCACTTGTTTGTAGTATATCAGAATATGTTACATCATACATACCATCTTCATCATGTTCTTGTAGTTCAAATGAATCAAAATGATTTTCAATCAAAATCTTATTCTTTATATAAGATTGCTTCTTTTCCTTTGTTAGCCGTCTTAGAAATGCAAAGTAAATAATTTGTGTAAAGTAGGCAAATGGGTTTGAAGACTTTTCTGGATCAAAGTTATCTATATACCGCAAACTTGTTTCAATACCATCTGCAACCATTTCATCACGATATGAATAGTTAATGAAGTTTGCTTTATATGATAAGTGATTAGCAATCTTATAAATGCATTCACCAAGATAGTTACTTACTTGTGGCTTTTCATTTCCTTGATTTTCTGCTTCAAGGACTAGTAATTTACGTTGCTTTAATGCTTCTAAGAACTTCTGATTATCTACATAATGTGACATAGGTTTATCCTATGAATTAATAACAAGAGATAGTATCATGTATATGATTTAATGTACAATTTTATATTATTAAAATTAATTGTACATTAATTCCAGAGAGTGTTAGTATTCTCTTATCGGGGTTTTCAGTAATATATTAATTACTGTTTAGTATTGGTACCAGGAAAATACATTCCTAAACCTTCATACTTTAAGTCTTGTTTACCCTTTCTCAATAGATTGTCTAACATATCTACTAATTTATCTAAGTCTTCAACTGATTTAATTGCATCTACTGTGTCCACCTCTTCGGTGTTAATAGAAGCAACGTGTAAATCAGATTCATCTTCATTCATCGAATCTAAAACAGACAAATAATAATCTGCAATGTAGTTAGACGCAGATATCATATAAACAACTTTATCTTTATTTATTGTGAATGTAGTATCAGCACTTAAACCTGACCATGGCGAAATAGAATATGATGAATTAATAAGATCAAATCTTACACAAAATGGATAATCAATCTTAATATTAGTATCATCTTCTCCTACTAATAATGCTATAATTTCTTCATTATTTACTAATTTAAGTGTTACTACGTAGTTCTTTGCTGATTCAGAACTCATATTGGTATCTCCACTAATTTAATTGAAAACTGTTCTTCAGTGTATAATTTGTATCTTTCTGCTGCATGTTTAAGTGTATGATTTTTCCATGATTTATACGAAAGATCATCTGCTATATCATAAAGATTACAATGAGTTTTACCTTCCTTTAATCTAAGTCCTCTACCAATTGATTGTAAATTACGTATTTTAGATTTTGAAGGACTACCAAAGATTATATTTTCAATAGATGGCACATCAATACCTGCAGAATAAACACCAAATGAAGCGATAATAATAGCATCAGATTCTTGTGCTACAATCTTACGGATAGCTTCACGATCTGATACATGTGTTCCACCATGAATAAAGAATACTTTTCTGTTTTCTGTTACTTTTGCTGCAATCATTTCATTAAGGATTTTGCCATGCTTTTCAACGTATTGAAATAATAATAAAGTATTGCCACTACATTTTAATGTTAAATTACGGATAAACTTATTTCTTTTTTCATTTGAAACAAGCAAATCCATTTCCTGCTGATATGTCATATTCTTAAAATTCTTTCTCAATTCTTCATCGTATTTTAAAATCAAAGAGGTTATCTTTAGTTCAGCTAGCTTCTTATTATCCATAAGAGCTTTTGTTGTTGTAACGCGATGTGCTGGACCAAATACTCCTTGTAATACTAAAGTATTTATTTTATCGTTAGAGAGCGTTCCGGTAGTACCAATTTTGATCTTGGTATTAACCAGTTTTTCCATAATAGAAGTAAGTGATTTTGCTTTGAAAGTATGCGCCTCATCACCAATTAAAACATCAAATTGTCCAAACCAATCTTTAGGTTGTCTAACAATTGATTGCCATGTAGTAATTAATACATTTCTTGTAAATTCTCTGGTAAAACCAGAATAAAGCTTTTGAGTATTATCAGATACTGACCAACTATTGAGTTTTGAATAGTCTTCAAAGTCAGCATAAAGCTGTTCAACTAACGAAGTAGAAGGTACAACAATCATACATTTTTTACCTTCTTCTAGATACCATCTAATCAAAGTATAAATGATTAGACTCTTACCTGAACCAGTTGGTGAAACAAGAATTGTGCGGTTTTTCTTGATTGCAGTATGAATTGCTTCAATTTGGTAATCACGAATCTCAATCTTACCATTTTTTCCATGTAATTCAAGATCATTAGCAAACCGTTCTACTTCTTCTTGTTCAATTACATTATTAAGTTCTACTTCATTAATATATTCAATTTGATATTGATTACGTTCAGCAAATACTCGAAGATAATCTAATAAGCCAAGATATAAAGTTTTAGTATGAAGATTATATAATCGAATTTTACCATCAAAAATTCCTGCCTTATATGCTGGCATAAATTTTGCACCAGGAATTTCAAATGTGAAGTATTCTGATAATTCGTATTCTATATCATGATCAGCATAAACACGAATAAAAACTTCATTGATCTTTTCTACGTTAATCATACACCAGCAAGAAATTTTTTCCAGTCAACTGCAGTTTTAATTTCCCAATCACGTGATTTAATTTGATTCAGGATTGATTCAAGCAAATACATAATTGCTTCAAGATATTCTAATTTAAGCTTTAATGAAATTACATCTTGATCACCATCAAGAAGTTGTTCTAATTCATTTTTAAGTGGCTTAACACCTTGATATTGTGACCATTCAAGTTCAGCTAATTCATCACGACCCATTTCACCCCGATAATAGCGGAACTTTAGTCGCTTTAGGGTATTTAGATCATGACTAAGCTTTGAGTACTTTAGCTTAGTACCCATTAAAATACCAATATACTTTGAATGTAGTTTTGGCGATTTGATTGCTTCTTCGCCTAGATGATTATCATCAATATTGCAATCATTTTCCCACATACTTTGGATTTCATCAAGCTTCATAATAACCTCAAAAAATACTATATTCTATATATCAACTCAAAAAATCGTAGTATCCAAACTTAAATGTTGCATTTCCAACTAAATATTGAACATCATTATTAGTTGATGCTAAAACTATTGAATTTAACGCAATAGGAAACATATCTTTAAATTGAATAGTTCTAATTGGATTATTATTACTATTTAGTATTTGTAATACACCATCAGAATAGTTCTTTGCTAATTCTGCAATTAAACCGCGTTGATCTTCATTGATAAACTTTATATATTGCCCATAGTTTTGTGGAAAACCTAGTGCAATAATCCAGTCATAAATTGATTTATAATTTGTCATATCCTCATCAATTAAAAACTGCACTTCAAGTGACTCATATGTAAGTGATTCACCTGGAATAGGTTGAGTAACAAATGGGTTACCAAATTCTGGGGCACCAAGCATAATCCCAGGAAGATTAACTTGTTGACAGAAAAAGCTTACTTGTGGTAATTTAGTAATATTAAACATAAATCCATTTGGTGATAAAGGATTAATATTACTTGGAAATGGGCAAGAAATAGTGGCCATAAATGTAACTATGATATGATATATTTTATTTATAATACAGTTATTATCAGAATAATTTAATATGATATATAGTTATATCCCATATTAAATCTTAAATCCAATGTCACTACGCGATCGATTAATTGATTATAAAGTTAAAAATAAAAATACTTGGGGTACTACTATTTATGATACCGGTTTAAAGCAAGATTTGCTTGATTATCCAGAGTATGTATACTTACCTTTAAATCAAAAAGCTGCAGCAGTTATTCTTGGATATATGCCAAAGTGTGAATGTGGTTCAGATTTAGAATTTCAAGGTAAAAGAAAAATAAATTTAATCCATTCAACTCCATTTGGTGGATGGTTAGAATTTTGCTCTAGAGCTTGTATGCAAAAATCAAAATCAGTACTAGATCGTCGTAAACAAACTATGATTGATCGATATGGTACTGATTCATGGGCTAAATCAACTGAAGGTAAGAAAGTTTTATCCCAAAAATGGGATGATCAAAAAAAGATTGATTTCAAACAAAAAATTACAAAAACATATAATGAAAAATATGGTGTTGATCATTACTCAAAAACCGAGGAATATCTTAAAAAGCGCACTGAAACTATATTAAAAAATAGTAATGGTAAATATACCAATACATTTCAAGATGTTGAAAAGATTAAACGAGCCAATATTCAGAAATATGGTGTAGATTCTTGGTCAAAAACATCTGAAGGTAGACTAGTTTTATCTTCAAAAAATAGTATGAAAAATCCAGAAATTGCTAGATTATCACGCATTAATCGATTACTAAAAACATCTAACATAGATGATGAATTTAAAGATATACTATTAAATCACCCAGAACAGTTTAAAACTTATATCGATAGTTTGGGTTTAACCTTTAGAAAAGAAATTGCTGACCATATTGGTATTTCACAATCATGGTTAAACGCATTATTTAGAGCTTGTGATATGGCTAATGAGTATTTAAATCATTCACATGGTTCATCATATAAAGAAAAAGAACTTATTAATTTTATTAATTCATTAGGCATTAAATTTAAATTAAAAGATAGAACTATACTAGAAGGTAAAGAACTTGATATTCTTATACCAGAATCTAATTTAGCTATTGAATTTAATGGTTTATATTATCATTCAGAATTCACTGGGGGTAAAGACAAATATTATCATGTTGATAAAACTAATCTTGCTGAAAGTAAAGGTATTCAATTACTACATATCTTTGAGTATGAATGGGATGATCAAGTAAAACAAAATATCTGGAAGTCTATTATTAAATCAAAATTAGGTTTATACGACTATAGATATTACGCAAGAAAATGTAAAGTTATCGATATTGATGTAGCATTAGCAAGATCATTTCTTGAAGAAAATCACTTGTCAGGTTTTGTTGGATCATCAAGACATATTGGATTATTTTATGACAATGAATTAGTATCAGTTATGAGTATTGGTAAATCTAGATTTAATCCAATTGAAACTGAAATTCATAGATATGCTTGCAGGCTAAATACTCAAATTATTGGTGGTTTAAGTAAATTACTATCAAAAGTAGATCGTACTAATTTGGTTAGTTATGCCGATCGACGTCTTGCTGGAGCTGATGTTAGTTATAGTAACTTTTTTATTAACCGAGAAGTGCTAGGTCCTACTTGGTGGGGCTTTAAACAAGGTACTTCAGACGTTAAACATCGTTTATCATATACAAAGCAGAAACTTATGACAATGTTTAATTATGATGATACTAAAACCGCAAAAGAAAATATGTTTGATAACAAATATGATTTAATTTGGGACTGCGGTAATTATAAATTCAGTTAAAAAGAAAGGGAGCCGAAGCTCCCTTTCCTAGTTATAAACTTCTATAACTTATTGATTTTACTACATTAGGTTCTGAACTGCAACCTTACGATAATAGTAATTCTTGTTTGCAACAGTTAGATCATCAGTACCACCATCTAGTGAAACGAATGGATTCGCGACCATACCGTAGCGTGTCTTGAAACCAATCTTTGGTTGGAAGCTATTTGGATCAATAGCACGAACCATTTGTAGTGGAACGTATGGGCAGTAGAATAAACCAGCATCAAATGCTGAAGTACCCTTATAACCAACAGTGAAGAACTGTGTTGAAGATTGGTTAGCTGAGTATGGGTCAACGAAGACACGATACTTACCATTTAGAACACCAGCGAATGTGGTTGAAGCTTCATCAACATTTAGACCAGTTGAAAGCGCTGGTGCGTAATCTAGAACACCGGCCATTGCTAGAGCTGAAGCAACGTCTGATGAACAGATGATGAAGTTACCACGACCACGACGTGTTTGCTGAGCAATTGCGTTAGCTTCGCGTTCGATTTGGAATAGTAAGCCCTTGAACTTTTCAACTGACCAACGACCGTTTGAATCAACGTCTAGATCAAATACACCAGCTGTAGCAGTACCGACTTGAGCACCGACCTTAGCGGTCTTGTAGATAGTGCGGATAACTTCGCGGTTGATTTCAGCTAGGATTTCTGTTGAAAGGATGTTGCTTAATTCTGATTCAGCATCTAGACCATGAACAGCCTTTAGATCTTGTGCTAGTTCAACTGAGTATTCAGCCTTTAGAGCACGGGTTTGTGCTGTAACTGACTTACGCTCGATTGAGAAAGCCATCTGGGCAAAGCTACCGTCACCAACACCGCCTTGGCCTAGGGCTTCAGCTGCTGATGTGGTTAGACCAGTACCAGTTGTGTATGTACCATCAACTGGGTTTGAACCAGCGTGGGTGCCTGTACCAGCAAAGTCTGAATCAGCTTCGTTGAATAGAGCTTCTGTACCATTTTGTGATGTGTACTTGCTCTTCATTGCGAAGATTAGACCAGTTGGTTGGGTCATTGGCTGAACACCGCAAACGTCATAAGCGATCATTTGTGGCATAGCGCGACGAACTAGGCTGATTAGAACTGGATCGAAACCTGAAACAGTACCAGTTGAAGCACCAGCACCACCTAGAGCAATACCTGTACCGCCAGCATTAGCTGGAGCAGTTTCAAATAGTGCTTCTTGTTGCTTAGCCATTTCGCGTTCTTGGTTTTCTAGAAGAACAGCGGTAACTTCCTTACGGTAGTTATCCTTGATTTCTGGTAGTGATGTGTGCTCTAGAATTGGAGCCCACTTTTTGATTAAGTCTTGACGTGACATTTAATTTTTCCTCTTACTTTAAAGTGTTGAGTGCGCTTAAATAGCTTCTCATTTTTGGTTCTACATATACTTCTTCATTTAATGTAACTGGTTCATCTGTAACAATAGATTCAACGATTACATTATTTGACACCTTGTTTGTGAAATAATTTTCACGGATTGTCTGAACCTTAGTAGCAAAAGAATCACTATCTTCATATGATAATTCTTCAGCTAGTGCAGTAAACTTCTCAACTTCAGTATCGGTTAAGCCATCACAAGCATCTTTGATAATTTCAATACGCTTAGATTCAGAGATAATGTTAAACATCTCTACATTGGCTTCAAGTTGTTCATTAAGTTTATCTTGCAAATCAATAATAGTTTGTTCCATGTCACCAATTAAGTCATACTTTTCTTCAGGAACATCAATATAATTTTCCTGGAATAATGACTTAAGACCTGAAACAAAATTCTCAAGGATTTCAGACTTCATACCACGCTCAAGGGCAATTTCATTTTGTGCTATCCACGACTCAACAATATAATTGAGATATCCATCAACTTTTTCAACCAAACCCTCATATTCTTCAGCAACAGCTTCATCTAACTGCGCTTGGAATTCTTCTTCAAGACGAGCAACTTCTTGCTTGACTCGTGTTACAACAGCTGCTTCAAAAATTGTAGCAGCCTTTTGTTTAAATTCTTCTGAAAGATCTTCGCCATTGACAAGAGCTTCAACATCTTCTTTAACGCTCTTCATGCCTTCTAAATGTGATTCTTCAGGTGTTGATGCACCCTTAGTAACAACATTGGCTACCTTTGACTTGCCGCCAATTTCTTGCTTATCAACATTATTGCGCTTAGAATCTGGATTCTCTTCACAGCCATCAGAAGGATCTTTCATATCAGATTCTTCATCTAGACCTTCAACTTCTTCATCTAGATTTTCTTCTTCAAACTGTGCAGCAGCTTTTGACTCAGCAAGCATCTCGGCGATCTTTTGTTCGATACTCATTATTAATCTCCTATTTTAATATCTTTTCATAAGATATTGGTTATGTATTATTTATACTTAACGGATTTTCTGTAGAAAATCATTAAATAACTTAAGTTTTTGTTCTTCTAGATGATGCATTGACGTCTTTTTAATAATTCGTTGTGCTTCTTCTAGATTCTTTTCCACAAATTTTCCATCAACCATAACCCACTCTTTAGATTCCATAATGCCTCTCACAAAAGCATCAGGAGCAGATGGATCAGCAACAATGTCAGCAGCAGTAGATAACATAAAGTCATCTTGTACTACTTGAACACCTTCTTTATTCATTTTCAATGAACCAAGTGCTCTACTTGAAACTCCTAAATTAGCACCACCTTCAAGTAAACCAATTGCAATTTTACCCATTGGTGTATCTAAAAGCTTTGCCTTACCAATATAATTTGTACCATCTTTATTTAAAGATGTTACTATATGTGATACGCGTTCTAAATTAATAGACGGTGTATCTGGATGACCAAGTTCGCCATAAGCTCGATTTTTATCAATATATTCTTTTTGATAACGAGCAACTTCTCTATCCATTACTGATTCTGGATATACTCGGCCATTTCTATTTTTTAGTTCTGATTGAAGGAAAACACCTTCAATAAAATGTTGTTTTCCCTTACCGAGTTTTGACTCAGTAACAAGATTAACTGTTTCGTAGACTTCTCTAATTAGTTTCATTATGATCCTACTAAATCTGGGTTATCGTGTGCTCCAAACTGAGCATTTTCAACTGATGAAGTATAACCAGAAACTTTACGTAAAGTTAAATATACAGCAGCATCAACTGATCCCATTTCTACTACGATATCTGATGTGTTTTCAACACTATCAACATAACCTTCACCAGAAAGATCCATAACTTCGGCTTGATCTGCTGAAATTGGTAGAATTAGTTTATTATTTCTTTTAATAGTAATTGTAGAATTTGGCAAACCAGACCAATTTACACATACAATATTTACTGTCTGTGTGTCGCCAGAAATAAATTGTTTATCGGCTATTAAATCTGAATTTAAAGAAATTGTTGCTGAACCTGATTTTCCTACAACCTTTACAACAGATTCTTGCAATGTATTCTTTAGAATATACTTTTCGACTGCCATGTTTATTCCTTTATTTGTTCGATTACAGATAAGAAATTATCTTTACTTTCCTTCATGTAATCAACTATAGCTTTTTCATCACGTAACAGATTATTTATAATAGTTTGAGTATCTTTATTAATTGCAACTATAGTTCCATCGTTTAAGATATAATCAATCTTATTTTCAATAATCTTATCAAATGAATTTAAGTTCCGAATCATTTGAGCCACAGGATCAAGTGTAAATTGTTTAGAAGAAGCTAATTCTTTATATGATTCAATTAAAGTATCAGTTACTTTAACATTATGATGTTCTTTAATAATATCTGCTATTTTAGTATCAGAAATTTCTTCATATATTTCTTTTGCAATTTCTTCTTCAAGAGTATTAATATAATATTCTTGCTTAATGAAATTTCTAGCTTCTTCTAAACTATTAAATTCAGATTTAATATGGTCTACTAAGATTACACCATCAATAGTTTTCTCTATGAGATGTCCATAAGCATATGATTGGGCAATGATTACATCACCCAATAAATCTTCAGATAACTTTTGAGAAAACTGTTTAAAGTACATATATTACTTTGTTAATTTAGTTCTACTTATTTTTGTTTAACAAGCTTAGAAGTTGCTTTTTTAATACCATCAACTCTATTATATCTATCCATACCCTTATACTTGTCACCGCTAACTAAACGAGTAGCAGCTTTATCAATATAACTCTTTAATGTATCCTTTGATAGCTCATCTAGTTGCTCTTCATCTAGATCTTCAACTGATTCATTACGTTGCTTAGCATAATATGCAGCTAGAGCCATTTGCTTACGCTTTTCTTTTGACTTACCAGCAAACTTTGGATCCTTTGAATGAACAAAATCATCAATCCATTCACCAGCAGTAGCATCCTTTGATAAAACTTCATTGATCATTTTATCAAGTTGCTCTTCGTCTAGTTCTTCTTCTAGTTCTTCTTCTAGTTCTTCAACTTGTTCATTAAACATATTCTTAGCTACTTCAACACGCATTGAATCTAAACGAGTTGAAATACGTTCTGCCATTTCATGATTAAATGATTGATCAATTTGAATTGAATCGCCATTAATAATAGCATCAATTAAATTTCTTACGCCTTCACTCATTCTTGTTCTCCTTGTTGAATAGCTTGTAATTCTGCTTGATTTTGGGCATGCTGTATCATTATTTCTTTTTCTTGTTCTATTTGCTTATCAATTTCTTTCATTTCATCTTCAGTTTGAATTAATACATTCTTGCGTACCCAATCCATTGAATAATATTTGCCAACATATGGTTCAATTAATTGCAATGCATTAATTCTTTGCTGTAAAATTTCATTATTCTTTAATTCACTGAAATGATTATCTTCTTGATAATCGAATTCAATGTTTTCAGAAATTTCATCCCATTCATCAGCTCTGATAATTCCCTTTGCAATTAATTGTACGCGAAGGGCTTCAAAAAATATTGTTGAAAACTTTTTACGAAGTCTATTAATAAACTTATTAAACTTAATTTCATCACGACTAATTTCAACAGATCTACCTAGTGTAAACCCTTGTTGTGGTTGTAGTCTAGTGATTGGAACATTAAGTGATTGATAAAGTTTAGTTTGAAAATATTCAATATCTTTAATATCACCTAAGTTTTGACCGCCATTCAATGTTGTAATTTCTGTGCCCTTACCACCTTCTCTACGGGGCATCCAAAAATCTTCAAGCATTGACATATGTTTACGATTATCACGAATCTCACCAGTAGCAGCATCATAAACAATTTTATTTCTATACTTGTTCATGATATCATTAACATACTGCTCGGCTTTAACTTTTGGCAAATTACCGACATCAATATAGAAAATTCTACGTTCAGGTGCTCTAGAAATGCGATAAATTACCAATGAATCTTCTATCATTTTAAGTTGATTAACTGGCTTAATTGCTTTGTGCAAATAACTTAACATCATATTTGTATTTGCATCAACTAAACCAGAACCACAATAGATAATAGAATCTAAAGACATTTTAACACCGGAATTAGCATTTTCATTAATGCCTTTATCATTATATAGGTAATATTGTTCTACATTTTCAACTACTTCAACACCCTTTTCGTTTTTCTTCTTTTTAATGTTTTTGATCTTACGAATTTTACGTGGATCAATATAACGTAATTCTTTTATACCATCTTTTGGGCGTGATTCATCAAGTAGAATATGGTAATATATTCTACCATCAACATACCATGACCTAAAAATTTCATGGCCTTTCATATCGAACTTATAAAGCTTTAATATTTCTTTAAATTCATCACGAATTTTTTTCTTTATAGGTTCAGAAACATTTAGCTCATCAAGCTTAATTTTAATAGGTGATGTAGTATCATCTACTACAACTGCTTCATTAATTATATCTTCAATTGCTGAATCACAATCAGGATATTGAGCAACTTCTCGATAGCGTTTGATTAAATCATTTTCATTTTTAACAACGCCTTCAAGGTCTACTACAATACCATAATATGAAGCAGATGCTGCAGATGATACAACAGTTGAGCCATCATCGGGAGTGGGTGTTACCACACTCCCGATTTCTTTCTCTTGTTTCTTCTTAATCTCAAAACCAAATAATTCGATACCAGCCATAATATTATTTCCTAAGCCACTAGATATCTATTTATTAGATATTTAATGGGAATGAACCTAGTGGAGTATTAACGGTTGTTGTAATACCAAAACCAGATCCGCCTGATGATGTATTTGATGTCCAGTAGTTATATGTAAACTCAACGTCAAAAATTTCAATTTGATTATTTGATTCATAATCAAGACCAATTGCACCAATATTTGTTGGATATGCATCAACAAACTTGTATGTCTTAACAATTGCGCCATTACGATCTAGTTGATGAACTAACATATCAACTTGATAATCGCGTGGATTAGTAATACCATTTGTACGTGAATTATTAATAACACCGTCAGACCAAACTTCCATAGCATTTCTAATGGAGAATGTGGTATCATTATAAATTGAAACAGCCCATGGTGAGAATGTTCTTTCGCCTGCAAAATTTACTGGGCGACCCCGGTAAAATGTTTCAATATTATTAATAGTTGATGCTGGTAATTGAGCAGCCTTACATAGAAACTGAGCATTTAAACCAACTAAACCGCCAATACCAACGAATGTTGGGAATGTTAGTTCAACACGAAACTGATTAGGACGGGCGCCGCCGCCAATTAACTGACTTTTAAAATCGGAGATATTAGCAATTTTGGGTTCCTCTTTTCTTTCTAATGATGATATTTAAAATGACGTTCTAAAGCAAAAGTAGTTGTATTATGCTTGCATATTATGCATGAACATCTCGGTTGTTTTTTACCTAGCATTCCAGAACTTTTACCTGTATGTGATAAACGCTTCTTTTCTCTAGCTTCATCTGAATCTTTTTTGCCTTTTCTATATTTATTTCCAATAAGCCCATTAATAATTTTAATTTTTGTTTCAGCAGATCTCTTTAATCCACGATTAGCTTTACCAACTTTTGAAACAGCTAATTTATGCGCTTCAGATGATACTCTATTTTTTCGACCCCTTTCGGCAGCTTCATGACTTATAGAAATATTATCTGTACGATTTATAAAGTCTTTTCTATTAGCAGCATTAATTCTTTTTAAAACTTTACTTTCCCAAAATCTTGCTGAATCTATATTATTAAATATTTTTCTAATTTCAAATATAAAGGAATCTACTCCAAATTCATTTATTAATTGAGCAATATGTTTAGAACTGGTTTTATAGGTTATCCAAAATTCAGATGGATGACACCCCTTAGCATATCTAACACCATAATAATACATATTTGTTGGTATATGCTTTATAAGATATGTATAAGGGGTAGTCATTATTGAATTATCTATTTATTAATTAACCACCAATTTCAGTGAATGACACACCTGAGCGTGCAGCAATGAAATTTAGGCTGATGAAATTAATACTTCTAGATGGCTTAATAAAGATATCAGCAACGAATTGGTTTGAATCAATTACTTGTGATGTATTGTTTGTATCATCGCATTTAACGCGGAAATCAGTAACACCACGGCGACCTTGTACATCGCGTAAGAATGGTTCAACTAGATTTAGGAATTGTGCACGTGTAAATGGATCATTGAATTCAAATAATTGGAACTTAGCTGCAGTAGCAATTGCCTTTTCCAATACAATGAATAGACGGCGGACATTGATACGATCAAACGCACTTGGTGAAGCCAATAGAGTCTTATCACCAAAAAGAACTGTACCTTGACCTGGGAAAGAAACTACTGGATTAACACCATTCTTATATAGGTTATCGCGGTCTGTCTTAGATGGGTTAACTGCTAACTTAATTACATTTTTAATTTGACCACGATTTAAACCACCTGGTGAGAACCATGGATCATTTGTATAATCAGTACGAGCACATAGACCAGCAACGTCACCATTTAATGGAACCCAACGATACTTATCAGCATAACGGTCGTATTGGTACTTATAACCTGAATCCATTACTGCATATGATGTGCTTGGTAAACTATTACGATATTCATTAATGTCATTAATGGCTGAATCACCTGTGCCAATAATAACATCACCGCTAACGCTTTCTGGTGAAACAAATACTACGCAATCCTTACGAACTTCAGCAACATTATTAATAATAAATGTTGCAGTAGCAGCTGATGTCTTACCAACTGGAATTAATGAAATATCATAAAGTTCATCATTAGCAAAAATTGAATATGCAGTTTGTATTTGACCATCAGTTGCTGTTAAGTCATCAACACCACCTGATAAAACTTTTGTAACTGCTGCTGAAATAGTAATAAAGGCGGTTGAGGAAACTGAACCCCAATTGGTACCATCAGTAGTATGATCCATCCACCAAATATATTGTGAACGTGAATTAATTACATTCTTGTAATAGTTATTTGTGCCATCTGATTTACGATTATCATTTGCCTTTGAAACATAAGCAAACTTTTCTAATGTAGTACCATCAGAATCAACAACAACAACGTGTAATTCATCATTTGAACCACCAACAGCATTTGCCATTGATGATGTACCTGGTGCTGTATCAAATAAATTCTTATAAGTCCAAGCTGAAAATGATGCTGAGTCAGCCATAGAAACAGTGATACCATTTCCACGGGCGCCTGGATACTTGGCAGCCCATTCACCAACGGTGCCTTGACCATTTGAATAATTTTGCAAATAGTCATTTGTATTATTAATCTTAACGGCAGTACCGCTAGAAACAGCATTTCTGTGATTAACTGTATCGACGCGAACAGTTAATAGATTATTAGCATAAGCTAAGAAATTAGCTGCAGTAAAGAATGATTGTGCAGTATCATCGGTTGGCTTGCCAAAACGCTGAACTAAATTATTTTCTGAAGTAATTGCTACTGGATCTAGCACTGGACCCCAAGTGAAGACGCCAGCAAAAGCACCTGTTGATGTAGAAACGGCAGGCACAATTGATGAAAAATCTTTTTCTACTACTGAAACGCCAGGTGACAATTGAAATGGCATCGTAATCTCCTTATTACATTATACTTGTTACTGTGATAACAAACGTGTTCTTTTATATGAACGGGCTAGTACTTTTATATTTATAATTTTAAAGATTTAACAATTCTATTTGATCAGAAGTTAAATAATATTTATCTTTTTCTGGAATCATTTTATTTTCTTCCATATCTAACTTTTGTTTATCAATTATATTTTGCCCGTCATCATAAAAACCAAATGGAGTCATCGTTGAATCTATATATTCTTGTTTCTTTTCAGTAAGAGCTAGTCGTAAATCATTATTAGTTATATCTTGAAATATTCCTTGTTTAGTTAACCAAGCAAATAACCATAATGTTGTACATAAATCATCATTTATATCTGAATTATCTGCAGCATATGTCTTTCGGGTTAAAACAAATATACCTAATTCTTCAATAATCCGATGTGAATTAATAATTAACTGATCTTTTTCAACTAAATCTTTTAATACAGAACATCCTAATGATTTAACTTTAGATGTTGTTCTAATACCAGGATAACCTCTTAATTGTGATAATTCATTTCCACTTGTAAAATATAAATTTTCATATTCATAATCATGCCAAAGAGTATTTGACACTTCTTCACCGAGATCATTTATTTCAACTAAAATAAATGCATTATTATATTGTCTAGCAATATTGTATATAAGGTGAGGAAACTCAAGAGTAGTTATAGTGTTATCTTTAAATGTTGCAACAACTTCATATGGCATCTTAGTAATATCAATTACACTAAATGCTGAATAGTCTTGGTGTCTTCCACGTGAAACATCAACTGTTATAGAATATGAATGATTTTTTTCTGGTTGTTTGAAGATTTCTAACTTATCTTTTTGAAATAATGGAATAATTGTTGGTATTGAAGCTAATTTGGCTCCATCAATAAGTGTATAAGATGAACCTTCAAATGTTACAAGAATTTCTTGACGAAATTTAATTTCACCAAGTGTTTTTAGTTGATTATCTGCCCATTCTTGATTTCGCTTTGGATGTTCTGTCCAATGTCCAGTCACAGGAACAAAGTCATTATTACTATTTTCTGCATCACACCAAAGTTTATGAAAATGGTTTAAGCCATTCGGTGTAGATATAATTGCTAGTTTTGATGATTCAGAAGATGATATTGTTGGAAATACTGATGCAATAAATTCTTCTGCTAGATTTGGTTTAAGATGACCGAATTCATCACAATTATGTGATAAAACATTATTTGTAAAATATCTAGAATTCTTTTTTACTCCAACTAAGTCATAAACTTTACATGTTTTTTCAACTAATGATACACTTATAACACGTTTAATGCCATTATATGTAATACATTTGTCTTTAGGCTTTAACTGTTGAACTTCTTTCCATCCTACATTAGTCATGACTCTATGACCAATAGTACACTGTAAAGTGCTATCTTCTAATTTTAATTCAATTAAACTACCAGTTTCAGAAATTTTAAGTGCAGAAAAGTCGGACCAACCTTCATCAGTTAGGACTTCCCATTCATTTTCTAATATTTCCATGTCCAACCTTCGGGTAATTCAAAATGTGTATCAAACAATTTCTTATTACCATTGTTATCTATTGCCCATTTTCTAATAACAAGTCTCCAACCATCTGGTAAAGGCTTATCTTTATCGTATTGGACCCTTTTACCTTCTAAATTAACTACTAATCTTTTACCTAAATTACTTGCTGGTTTACCTTTTTTAGCAAGACTCATTTTTAGTTTAGATTCTTCTGAACGTTTCATACCTCTATGTTTTTCAGCTGTTTTTCTTATTTTTTCAGGATTTTTATTTATTTTATCAATATGTTCTTGCTTTCTTTTTTTACCTTTTAATGATTCACTTAACTTTTTGTTTCTTTCAGCAGACCAAACATAATTTGTAAATCTTTTTTTTGCTAATTCAGCTAATAGTTCGGAATGTCTTTTTTTGCGTTCTTTCCAATTATTATAATATTCTTTGGCTTGATTTTGTTTTTCAGTATCAACAAAATAATATTCAGATTCACCACCACATAATAATAAAATTTTATGCCGAATATTTCCAGATATATTTAGATGATTAACTAATTCATCATATGAATTAAAAAGAATAATACCATTAGTTATAGGATAGCGCGGAGAACTTTTATTATTAAGATTTTTTTCTGATATTTTTTTCTTAGTTTCATTAGTATGAGTTTTTTTATAAAAACCATTATTTTTGCCATAAGCAATTCTAACATTTCCGCCTATAACAACATTATAAGTATCTTCTCTTAAAGTAAATTCTTTATTTACTAATTCTTGTTCATATTTTTCTGCTTCTTCTTTTGTATCAAATATTTTTAATATTTTACGTGAAAAATTTTCCTTACCATATTTTTCAATAGCTTTTAACAAAAGAGTTCCAGACCCTAAATAAGAGTCATTTAAATCTTTTGTTTTATGAAAACCAATATAGATCTTATTATTAATCTTATTTGTTGTCTTGTAAACAATATAGTATATCATTGTTATTAGATGAATTTGCGTATATTTTATTTATACATTTATATTCTTCTAATTCTGATATTTTTACAACTTTTATTTCACCTGTATTTTTATTTCTTAGTGTTATTTCTGTATTACCTTCTACACATAATAAAAAGTTAATGCTCATCCCGCGTATAGACGATGCAGATGTTGCAGCGCAAATACAACGAGATCCATTTTCAAGAGAAAAGGATGTCTTATTCCATTCAATAACCCCTTGTTGGAGCCACTTTGGAAGATTTTCATACATAAACTGTACTCTAAGGAAAATTTCCTTAGCAATTGCTTGTTTATTTGCTAGAATTGCTGCAGTTTTATTATCATTAAATAAAACATACCAAGTGATATAAGCAGAAATAATAGTTGATTTTCCGCTTTGACGAAATAATTTACCAATTACTTTCTTATTATTATGTAATGCTTCAATAATACGTTTTTGGTATAGGAATGGTTTAAATTGAACTACGCCATCATCAAGTGAAACAATTTTACAATAATGTTCAATAAAGTATAATGGGTCCTTTGTACACTTAAGATATTCTTGGATATTATCTTCAGTAAAAGGAATCTGGACACCAGCTGCCTTTAGCGCTGGATTAGATAAGTAAAATTGCGTCATTTATAAAAAATCAGACCAATCTTCAGTAATAGTACTAGTAGGAGTAATTTGAGTAGCAGTAAATTCTCTATTTGGATCAGTTATTGTTGCAGTAACTGTTTTAATTATACCATTGCTATTTACTGGGTTAAATAGATTAACCTTTAATGTAAAATTAAGTGTATGAGTAACAAATCTTCTTGTTTGAAAATCACCATCATATTCATCCACAACAGATATGTTATTTAAAATAACTGGAACATCTTGAATAATGTTCATATCTGGTACTGCAGTAATAGACATAGTATAATCTGGATTAAACGTAGGAAGAATCTGCTCAATAATTTGAAGAGCATCTTCCTGTGTTTTTGTTAAAATATATAATGAAATATCAATATTATATGGTACAGGTGCATATGTATAGGATCTTTCGTCATCCTTTACACCACATGTAATTTTATTTAATTTTGCAAGTTTTCTAGAAGTATCATAATTATACCCAGTAATTTCAAATGCCATTCTAGGCAATGATGTATATGTATAATTTTCTAATTTTGGATCAGAATCAATACGAACTATCCACTTTTCCTTTGGTGAATATGCAAGTGGAACCTGTAAGCGTTGGACTGTATCACCAGTTACGCTATCACCAGATTTACGGTCAATATAAAGATTACTAAATAGGCGTCCAAAGGCTACTATTGTCTTTTTTATCACGCCATGGTAAAATACCTGTCCGCTTAACATTACAACATATCTCCAAATGGATTTGCTTCATTAAACACATTGTCAGATTGTTCAATAAATTTGTTATTATCACCATATGAATCATTTTCATCAATATTAATTTCAATTATGGCATTTGCAACTGCACCATAACCTGATCCAGTAAAGACAACATCTGGTGCAACTTCATAACCAAAACCGCCATCAGTTACATCAACTCTAACAACTTGTGTAGCAGTTTGAGGCGTATTACCTAATACTGCTACAGCTTTTGCTCCATCTCCAGTTGGAGATACAAATGATACTTCTGGCGCAACATTGTAACCAGTTCCACCCGAAAGAACAGTAATTGATATAACTCTAGCAGAACCATTTCTTTCGGTATCTACTGAGAATGTTTTAATATTTTCAATAGCATCAATATCGTAAACTCCGGTATCCAATCTTTCTGATGAATATTGGAATAGTTCTACTTGAAGCTTATAAACGTATAATTTACCTAATTGATAAAATGGATCTTGGTGCTGCACAAATTTAATTTCAAATAGAGCTTTAGTTAATGGAAAGTAAATTAAATCACCTTCACATGGTCTATTTAATAATTGCGCAGCAGAATATCTACCAATCATTTGTTCCCAGCGCCTGCGGGAAACAACTAATGTGGCAGATTGTTCCATCATTAAACCAAATTTTTGAATAAATGCACCTTGACCCTCAAAACCATCAGTATTTTCTAAATACATTTCGATTTTAAAGGCTCTACCAAAGTATGATAGGCGATCTTCACCTAGTATTTCATCTTTTGCAACTAGCACTCTTGGAATATAATAGAATTCCAAACCATAAATGCTTAAAGATTCTATTACTAAGTCTTCATGGAAAAGTTGTTCTGCTTTAGTTCCATGTGAAAAGAAAGTATTACGTGGCATCTCAACCTACAAAAAAGTCAAGTGGTGCAGATTTATTCATTAGCTCATCTTCAAGTTGCTTAATTTCTTCGATAGCTTCATTATACATACCTTGGAAATCTATTGATACCCCACCAGGTAAAACCATGCCTTGGAATTTTTTACCATTTTGTCCCCATTGCTTTTTAAATAAAGCAATGACATAATGTCTTAACCAAGGTTCTCCCCAAACTTTAGTATATTCATTTGGATCTAGTGCTCGATAACATTCAACAACAATAAAGTCGCCAAGAGCAATATCAGATTCCCAATTAATATCTAAGCTAAGTTTATTTTGCATTCTATTAAATCGGAAGATTGGGTATCCATTCAATTCCAAATCTAATAGTGCTAAGTGATTCATTACAGTTTTATAATATATGATTGATGTTGATGTCAAATCATATAAGTCATTTAATCTTAATTGGTATTGTAAGTCGAATATATTCTTTGATGAAGAAGCATTATTAAATGGAATTACACGAGTAACACCATAAATTAAATCAGATAGTTCTAAATAACGCTTATCATATTCGCCTAAAGATACAGATGAAACTATCGCGGTATGCTGTGTTGCATTACCTTTTATAGTTTCTCCATTTTGAAATGTACCAACAACATTTCTAACTAATAACAAATTATTATTTGATTCTCTACTAGTTTCGCGACAAACTTCTGCGATAGCACCTGAAGTTTGTCCAATTACCTTTTCTGGTAATTGAAATGACCTAGCGGTATTAGTTGTTAATCTAATTTCAGAAGCACGAATACTAGCCTTTAAATAAATCTTTTCAATACCATCCCAATGGTATTGTCTCCAAAACTCTAGTGCTTCATCAACACGATCTTCAAGCTGTGAATCATCGGCATTTATTTCGACAACAGGCTCGCCTAAAGCTCTTAAGCAATAATCAATTAATTGTTGTCTAGAAGTAATATTTGCCATATAGTTTTTCCACAAAACCGATTTATTATCTATTTATAAAAGAAAAAGGGGGAGGTTTCCCTCCCCCTTAATCCAACTTAATTAAACGGTAAACATTCTAGCCATACCCTTAACTGAGGCAGTGCCTGAGCTAGGAGTAATAACTAGACGAAGATTACCACCAGTAATATCAAATGCATATGTTGTATTTGAAGTACCAGTTGAAATTTCGTTTGTATCGTCAAAGTTTGTTGATGTTGTTACAGTTGTACCATTATGAACAACTAAAACTCGTACTAACTTATAGAAGCTACCATTAGTAATCTGGAATGTAAATTCAGCAGAACGATATGTAGCAATTGCAAATGTATGAACTGCAGTAGCAGCAGTAACAGATGCATTACTAAATGTGGTATCGTAAATTAATGAATTATTATTAACAGTACCAGTAACTGTTGGTGATGTTAAGCTCTTATTAGTTAAAGTTTCTGAACCGGTTAGTGTTGCAGCATCAGTGATACCATAACCAGATACAGATGTTGGCTTTGATGATAGACCAGAGAATGGAATACTAATATTCGCTGAACCATCAAATGATACACCAGCAATGGTACGGGCAGTGGTAAGTATAGCAGCTGAAGCAACAGACTTAGTAGCATCAGATGTATTATCAACGTTACCTAGACCAACATCACCCTTGACTAATGTTACAGTACCAGTTTTGCCCGCAACTGATTGTACTGGAGCTGCAGCAGAAGCACGAGCATTAGTATAATAAAGATTAGTACCTTCACTAACATCTGATGTACTTAATGTTACATCTGCAGATAATCCCTTACCATTAACTGTACGTGTTTGTGGTACTTTTGTTGATACTGTTGTAGTTAATGCAGCAACAGCTGATTCATCAGAAGCTAATTGTGCAGCAATTTCAGCTAATGTATCAAGTGCAGCTGGAGCAGCGCCAACAACAGCTTGAATTGCAGTATTAACCTGAGTTAAGGTTTGATAACCTGAATCATTAGTAAATGCTGAAATAGCAGTAGGAACAGTTGGTATAGTAGGCTTATTGGTTAAGTCAGCATATGAACCTGATGTTGCAACTGTTGCTAAGCTTGGCTTATTGGTTAAGTCAGCATATGAACCTGATGTTGCAACTGTTGCTAATGATGGCTTGCCAGTTAGATCTGCATATGCACCAGAAAATAATGATGGCTTATTGGTTAAGTCAGCATATGAACCTGATGTTGCAACTGTTGCTAATGATGGCTTATTAGTTAGATCCGTATATGAACCAGAGAACAACGTTGGTGTATTAATTAGATCTGTATATGAGCCTGATGATGCAACTGTTGCTAGACCAAATACAGTACTAGTTAGTGCTAATAATGCAGATTCATCACTTTGTAGTTGAGCTGCAATTTCTTCTAATGTACTTAAACCAGCAGGTGCAGCACCAATAACATTATTAATAGCAGTTGAAACGTCTGATGCAGTTTGGAAACCACTATCATTAGTTAAATCACTAACTTTAGCTGGAATGCTTGGCTTACCAGTTAAGTCAGCATATGAGCCTGAGAACAATGTTGGCTTATTAACTAAGTCAGCATATGAACCTGATGTTGCAACAGTAGCTAATGATGGCTTGTTAATTAAGTCAGCATATTCACCTGAGAATAATAATGGCTTATTGGTTAAGTCAGCATATGAACCAGAGAACAATGTTGGCGTATTGGTTAAGTCATTATATGAACCTGATCTTGCAACTGTGGCTAAGCCAGTTGTTGCAGAGTTAAGTGAATTAGTAACATATGTTTCAGTAGCAATAACTAGTTCATTATTGGTTTCACCAATTTTCCACTTACCAGCAGTTTCATCCCAAACTAAACGTTGACGAGCTAAGTCACCGCGGTCAACATCAATACCAGCATAGCGTGCTGTTACACCACTACCATTTTCACCCTTATTAACTGTAATAACATTGTCTTTAACTGCAAGGTTTGTAGTATTAACAGTTGTTGTAGTACCATTAACTGTTAAGTTACCAGTTACAGTTAATCCACCAGAAATTGCTTGATCGCCACTAACAGTAACTGTTGGGGCAGTTAAAACAATTTGTGTTGGTGCAGTAAGGCGAACTAGTGAACCAGTACCGACAGCTTGAACTACTACGTCGGCATTAGTACCATTAGTTTGAATTGTGGTTGAGGCTTGGCTATCTAGAGTTAGAGCACCAGTACCAGTAGTAGCAATGCGCATACCTTGATTAGGATCAGCACGGAACTGAATAGTATTTGCACTTGTTTGTAGAACTGGTACACCATCTACGTACAAGGTATTTGCATCAATGTGCATTTCCTTGGTATAGATAGCATTAAACTTCTTAGTAGCTGAACCGATGTTTGAAACACCAGATATAGCTGGCATAATATCGCCAGTAGCTGCTGAATTTAATGGTGTATAACCTAATGCTGTAGCAATTGATGATGAAGTAACTGTTGCATCAGTACCAGCTGCGCCAGTATCACCCTTTGGACCTTGTGGACCTTGTGGGCCAGTAGCACCAGTATCACCCTTTAGGCCTTGTGGACCTTGTGGACCAGTAGCGCCAGTAGCACCTGTATCGCCTGTTTCACCCTTTGGACCTTGTGGACCTTGTGGGCCAGTAGCACCAGTATCACCCTTTGGACCTTGTGGGCCAGTAGCACCGGTAGCACCAGTATCGCCCTTTACGCCCTGTGCTCCAGTAGCACCAGTGTCACCCTTTGGACCAGTAGCACCAGTAGCACCAGTATCACCCTTTGGACCCTGAATACCTTGTTGTCCCTTTAATTGAACAACAACGTTAGCTGGAAGAGTAGTAACATTTGATAAGTCAGCATTTGCCTTACCAGCTACAGTTGTAGTTAGTGCAGCAACAGCCGATTCATCAGAAGCTAACTGATCAGCAATTTCCTTAAGAGTATCAAGTGCAGCAGGAGCAGCACCAACTACAGCAGCAATAGATGAATCAATTTGTGGTTGAATATTTGCTGAAGTAAGAACTGTACTGCCATCTACTCTAATAACACCACCAGTAACATCAATACCACCAGAATTAACTGATACTGAACCATTACCGATATCTAATACTTGTGCCTTAACTTCTGGAACATCAATTGAATCTGGAGCTACAACCATTACTGTACCAGTAACAGCTGAAGTAAAGGTTAAACGGAAAGAATTAGAATCAATATCTTCCTTACCAACACCAATAATATTACCAGTGGTGTCCTTTACTTGAATCCACAAATCGGTTGTACCCAAACCATGGTTAACAATCCAGGTTGTTGATGGTAAACCTTGTGTATGTACATATGAAACTGTATTGCGGCTAAATGGATACCATGTTTCTAGACCGCCAATTCTTAGATAACCATAAAGGTTACTATCCTTCATAATGAAAGTACCTAACTTAGGATTGGCTGGCCATCCTGAGTTATCTACTTCCATAATTAACGCCCCGTAGAGCGATAAATTGGATAAGAGATTAACATTACTCATGTTTTTTCCTAATTAATTTAAGATTGTTGCGATGGAATCATTTTTGCACCAGCAAACAATACTCTATTATTTAATGCTTTGTGTATCAACATGATTAATTCATATTGGTGCGTAATAAATTCTGTTCTTTGTTCACTGCTCAAATTTGAACTATTATCTTTATATGTTTGGATATTAGTTTCGATCTTTTCTAGCCAACCATGAATATATTTGTTATAATGTCTATGTTGCATCACATATTCCTTGATAAAGTTTCAGCCTTTTCAAAAAGCTGTTTCATATACATTAAATCTCTTTTATACTGCTCTTTAGTATTTGGCTCAAAAAAGTTTGCTGCATCAGCATTGTCTTTTAAAAGATTTATACAGGATTCAATTTGGAAAATTGCTTGATCAAAGGATGTTATAGTATCTAACCATATATTCGGCATTGGCTTCATAGTTATAGATCTCACTAATACGTATTATTACATACTTATAATTGGGTGGGGATTTCTCCCCACCCACATCAAATTACAACCTTAAATTATAGACCTAGAGTTGACATCTTGTGGACGGCAATCTTAATCTTTGATGCTGAAGTTAGATAAACCTTTAGGGAGTTATTATCCATTTCTTCAACAGCAACGATATCATTATGATATGTACCATCAGCACGCTCAACCATAACTGTGAATACAATAAAGTCAGCAGCTAGATTATGGTTAATTGTGTGGGTTGTTGCAGCAACACCTGCTTGGTATGTATAATTTGTAGCATTGTAAGCAGTATTAACATCACTTCTTAGTGTTGAAATATCAGAAGCTAGACCAGCTTCAGCACCAGTAGCACGTGTAACTTCAGCAGCTAGGTCTGATGTTAATTGGGCTTCAGCAGCAGTAGCACGTGTAACTTCAGCAGCTAGATCTGATGTTAATTGGGCTTCAGCAGCGGTAGCACGGTTTGTTTCAGCAGTTACGATACCATCAGCATATGTCTTAGCTTCAGCCTTAGCAGCATTAGCCTTGTTTGTTGCATCGGTAGCAGCAGCAGCTTGTACAGATGCTTCAGCAGCGGTAGCACGTGTAACTTCATTGTCTAGAGCTGTTTGTGTAGCCTTATTGTTAGCATCAACTTCGTTAACAGCAGCAACTAGGGTTGTCTTAACAGTTGTGGTTAAGCTGTTTAGATCACCAATCTTACCATTAACTTGTGCTTCAACTGTTGTAACACGGCCGTCTAGAGCTGTTTCAGCACCAGTAGCACGAGTAACTTCAGCAGAAATTGATGATGTTAATGTGGCTTCAGCACCGGTAGCACGAGTAACTTCTGATGCTAGATCTGATGTTAAAGTTGCTTCTGCAGCAGTAGCACGTGTTGTTTCTGTAGCAATATCAGCAGCTAAACCAGTATCAGCAGCTTGACGAGCAGTTGCTTCGGCTGAAACCGCGGCAGCACGAGCAGTTGCTTCAGCAGTGATATCTGATGATAGGCTAGTTTCAGCAGCAGTAGCACGTGTTGTTTCTGCAGTAATAGCGCTAGCATTAGTAGCATCACCAGCAATACGTGCAGCTTCTTCTGCTGAAACAGCAGCAATACGAGCATTTGTTTCTGATGTAATATCAGCTGACAAGCTAGCTTCAGCCGCTTGAGCACGTGTAACTTCAGCTGCTAGAGCTGATGTAGCACTTGTGCTTAGAGCGTTAATTGCAGCATAAATGTCTGTATCTGCTGATTGGAATGCTGAAAGAACTTCAGAAATACTGTCAATAGCAGCTGGATCAATATTTGATAGAACATTATTGATACGTGTATCTAGAGCAGCTTCTGCAGCAGTAGCACGAATAACTTCAGCTGCTAGATCTGATGTTAGGGTAGCTTCGGCAGCTTGGGCACGTGTAACTTCAGCAGCTAAGTTTGTTGTTAATGTTGCTTCAGCACCAGTAGCACGTGTAACTTCAGCAGCTAGGTTTGATGTTAATGTTGCTTCAGCAGCTTGGGCACGACTAACTTCTGATGCTAGATCTGATGTTAATGTAGCTTCAGCAGCTTGAGCACGAGCAGTTTCAGCAGAAATATCTGATGATAAAGAAGCATCAGCGGCTTGACGAGCTGAAGTTTCAGCAGCATCAGCAGCAGCACGAGCAGTTGCTTCAGCTGAAACAGCTTGTTGACGTGCAGTAACTTCAGCAGCTAAGTCTGATGTTAGGGTAGCTTCAGCAGCTTGAGCACGGGTAACTTCAGCAGCGATTGATGATGTTAATGTAGCTTCAGCTGCTTGAGCACGTGATGTCTCTGAAGTAATTGCTGAGCTTAATGATGTTTCTGCAGTTTGTGCACGTGTTGTTTCTGCTGAAATATCATTGCCTAAGCTTGTTTCTGCTGCAGTAGCACGAGTAACTTCTGATGCTAAATCAGCGGCAATAGCAGCTTCTGCTGCAGTTGCGCGGTTAGCTTCTGCAGTAATAGCATTTGCATTGGTAGCATCACCAGCAATACGAGCAGCAGTTTCTGTTGCTAGATCTGATGTTAGAGTAGCTTCAGCAGCTTGAGCGCGGGTAACTTCAGCAGCAATTGATGATGTTAAAGTGGCTTCAGCAGCGGTAGCACGAGTAACTTCAGCAGTAATAGCGCTAGCATTGGTAGCATCACCAGCAATACGTGCAGCAGTTTCAGTTACTGAATATGCTTCTAGTGTTGTAGTACGAGCATCAAGACTAGCTTCAGCAGCTTGAGCACGGGTAACTTCAGTAGTAATATCTGTTGATAAACCAGCTTCAGCAGCTTGAGCACGGGTAACTTCAGCAGCTAGATCAGCAGCTACAACATTAACTTCTGCTTCAACTTGAGCCTTAGCAGTAGCAATTTGGTTTGCAACGGTTGTTGCAAAGTTTGGATCGCTTGCTAGTGCATCAGCTAGTTCCTTTAGAGTATCTAGAACGGCTGGAGCATTGTTGATAAGAGCAGTAATTTGTGCGTCGGTGTAATCCTTAGCATCTGTTAGAACTAGATCTAGATCAGCTGGAACGGTGAATGCATAAACAACAACTGCACCGGTAGCGTCTAGTGATGAAAACTTTAATGCCTTTTGTGTGGTGTTATACCATATACGGCCTGGTTGAACTGGAACTGGATCTGATGTTAAACGTTCGAAATATACATTCTCAATCCAGCTGTTGTCAGCCATTGAAATGCCGTGGAAAATTGGAAACTGTGCCATTTTTATTCCCTTAAGAGTTTAATTAAACTATTGAATTTATTATGTAAATTTCACTACTACTAAGCAATATCTATTACTGGTGCATTTGATATATCAAAAATTACATCAACAAAGCCTTTCGCTGCTTGAGTCAAAACTATTTGCATAGTTTTATTATCCAAAGTTTTGATTAAAGCATTGAATTGGTTTCCAGACTCGTCGCGCAAAACTGCGACAAATCTATCTGTATTTTGGTTATGTCTGATTGTCCATATGAGCGATGTTGTTCTAATCGCATAACGCTTATATATTACCTGCGCTGAACCTTGACCGGGTTGACCCGAGGGGATAGTTGTTGGAACTGTGCCACCACTTACTGGGACGGTGACAAGTGTTGCTTTAGGATTCTGGATTTTTACTTTCACGAAGCTCTACCCCAGTCAAATACGCGTTATTTCTGGTGTAACGATCACTACACCTTCAACCACTCTTAATCTAATATTATTTATACTATCAACTATTTCAACATCATACAAATATCTTCCAGGTTTAATATTAGTTGACACCATTCCCGGTAAACTTAATGATATTTTTCCTAAAGCAGGTTGATCAACAATATCAGTTTCAAATGTATAATACGTAGGTGTGCCTGGACTTTTTCTAAACTGAGAATATATTTCAAACCCAGTTAAATCGATAATATTTCGATCTTCATTTTCAAGCACAAGTTCAGCATAAAAATCAGAACCTTGATCAATATATAAGTCAACAATTGAAGCCATACCAAATCCTCGTATTAATCAAATTATTTATATGGTACTACAAAGTATATTTTTAATATTTTAGCTTAAATATAATGCAGTTTCATCTTTTCTTCTTTTAACTAGTCCAGGCAAAACTTTACCTGCGGCCTTTGTCCATTTCATAAATTCTTGCGCCGCGCTTTCTTTTTCACCACGATTAGTTTTCATACGAATACTACTACGTTGTAGATTACCAAGACCTACATTAAACGAAAATGAAACCAATGCATCAAACTGGCCCTGAGTAAGAGGGCCAGGGCAAAGACGAGATACACCTCGCTCAAATTTGATAAGATCTTGGGAAAGAATTTCATCAATTTCTTCATTTGTAAAAAGTCTATTCCATTGCCATGGTAAAGTTTTACCATCACCAATTAGATGGCCCACCCCAACCGTATATAATCCAGCAGGACATTTGTATGGCTTTGACCTAACACCCTCATAATGTTTAATTAATGCTTTACACTTTTTACTGGCTTTCATTTTTTACCAAATGCTTGAGATCCAAACCAAAATGCAATGATAGATGACCAAATTGCTTGAGTTTCATCATCCCAAATTGTATCCATCATAACTTTAAAATCAGCGCCATGTGTCCAAGCATACCAAATACCAGCAATATCAACAATTACCAAAAGCGTAAAAAGACCAAACGTAATTGTTGGGCGAACCATCGCACGCATGTTAGTAACCCATTGAGACGCACCTTTACCAATTTCAATATCATGCTGGTATAAGCTTTGACGTTCTGCATAATAACCCTCAGTTTGAGTTTGTTCTAATTTAATTTCTTCAACTTTTTGTTGAGCAATTGCACCAGCTTCTGCTAGCTTTAAATCACGCTCAGTTTGTATACGCATTAATTCTAATTCATGCTTTTTATCAGATTTATCTTGAAAAAAGTCTACAATCTTTGGTAAACCAGAAGATAAAAAGCCAATAAGTGTTGATAATAAAGTAAGCATTATAATATCCTATTAATAAGTCAATCTTTTATCTTATCATTAAATAATTCAAAAAGAGTTTTAACTTTTTCTTTTAATTGTTCAATATCTGAATGTGACTTTGCTAGCCAAAATACTAATGCAGTAAAGCCTACTGCTATTGGCCAAAGTGTATTGATAACTGCTAGTAGGTCTTGCATATTTATAGTCCTAAAAAGTATTGTTATACTTTAGTACAAATGTCAAAGTCTATCTATAAATATGTCAAGTATTTGTACTATATATTAAATC